TTGAATCAGTTCAACTGAGTAGCCATTCTCAAGGGCTGTTTTGATATCTAATGTTGTGTAGTAGTTTTTAGGGTTATGTCTCATAATCCGCTTATCTATACCATTAATAACACATCTGAATATTTGATAATCGTTTTTGAGTTTAATTTTACTTACTGTCTTATACTTTCCACGACGAGTTATGAAATCAATGACTGTCAATAGATGAGGATACATAGAATTAATATCATACTCATAAACCCCCTTGTATGTTCCATCCTGTTTATAAACAATTGCTCCCGTCATTGCATTAGCAATCCAATTCTGTTCTATACAATCAATATCATCACAATCAGAAATGGAACGAGGACAAGTATTATACCAATAATTCAATCCAATAGGGCCGAACTTGCTCTGACTATTGAACGGATTCATTGTGCCATTTACATAAAGTCCAAGAGGGCTCAACACATCGTAAGCGCATTGCCTAAAGTCAATCATTTGTTTAATATACTTGTCAATAACGTCTTCTGGTTCTTCATTACTCTCAACACTCTTCAAAAAGAACATTTTACGCATTGGGTTTTCTTTATAAAAGGTATCAAGAAAGGTCATATCTTCAGTCCAAATTTTACGGCTTCCTTTACCTGCTTTATAATACTTGCATAACTTAACGGTGTTATCTTCAATGTTCTTTTTATAAACTATTGGATACTTGCGAACATCATTGACCTTGTAGCCATGTGTTAAGTCCTTCCAGTGTTTGATATAATACGCATGTTCAACATGTCCTTCAGACGTCTTCAGTGTCAATCCTCCTGCGTATTTACGCTTTGATTCATACTCGTAATTTCCATGACACGTCAGATTTAGTTTTAATTTCTTTTCAAGTTTGGGTATCATCTCCACCAAGTCAATTTTATCATCACGACCAACACCACACCACGTTTTGAACTGTGCTGGGTCATTCAATAGACTAGGCATAGTGGTTTTGTTATATGCTGTGCGTAAAGCATTGAATAAACAATCGTTTTGTTTGTTGTCATCTCCCGCCTTTTTCTTTCTAATTGGTATTTTAGAAAAGATAATAGATACTTGTTTTACGCGTCCATCTGGAACGCCCTCACCGTCGTAATCTTCCATGAATTCATCAAATTTTAATTTGACTATGTCGTCTTCTTTTTCTAATACAATTGTATTGGTTGAGTATATCTTATCCATCCAATACGCAACCGACACAATAATTGCTCCTTTCTCCTTCACCATACCACTTATTTTCTTTTTCACACTGTTTGTCAGTTCGTCAGTATTTCTAATCTCTTTTCCTTGAACTTTATTGGATAAGTTATACCGCTTTTCAGTGAATTTCACTTTACCTGCTTTAGTCTGAAATGCTGATGAAGTCAGAATTTTAGGTTTTGTTAATTTTACCATTTTTATAATTTCATATATTTAATAATTCTTTAAGTAAAGTAGTTTTTTTAGTTTCCCTGAAATTTAAGGGATTATTAATTTTGGCTTAAAGAATTATTGATTTATGTAGAGTATAAAACATGACTTCCCGAAAACAAGACAAAAAACAAAACAAAAAACAAGACACAGAACAAGACACAGAACAAGACACAAACAATGTTAATCTTTATGAAGACCTCACCGACGCGATACTTGCATCAATGCTAACTGATGCTGACCTAATAAAGTTCATTGACAGCAATCATGCTTACACATGGGATGAAGAAACACTATTATGGAAGCAAATGAACTCAAATCAACAAATCAATACAATGGTTTGTGAAATTCTTAAACCGATTATTGAAGCACGAAGAGAAGCGCTAATGAAACAGATGACCGAAGTAAAATTTGGAGAAGATGCAAAACTAACGCGTATCCAAAACGCACTTAAACAATGTAAATCGTTAGGCTCTGCAAGCAAGATAAAAAATGTAATTTCAATGGCTGGTAGGTCAGTTGTATCAGATGATTTCTTTAATCAGAAAACATTGACGAAAAACATTTTACCAGTGAGAAACGGTTATTGTCTTGACCTCATAACATTAGAAAAAAGGAAACGTAAGAAAAGAGATTATTTTACATTTGAATATGATGCAGACCTTACGGAGAAAACGAAAGACGCTGAAGGGTTTCTTCGTGAATTCTGTCCAAAGAAAGATAAAGACACTTTCACCTATCTGACCGAGATATTAGGCTATTGTTTAACTCCTTGGAACTTTATGAAAAGCTTTTTCGTATTCTATGGTGAAAGTGGAGACAATGGAAAAAGTGTTCTTCTCAACATTATGGAAAAGTTAATGGGAAGCCACCTATACACGTCAGTAGATAAAAAGATGTTCTGTCAAATAAAAAATAATGGTGGTGCGACACCTGAACTGTGTCAGTGTATTGGTAAGTTTCTTGGAACGTTTGGTGAAACGACATCAGACTTACTGGATGAGACAACCATTAAAATGATTACTGGTGATGACACAATCACAGTGCGCCAACTATACGGTGAAAGCCGTGCAGTCAGACTTAATATGAAGTTGTTATTGAGTGGTAATGAACGCCCTAACTGGAAGAACTCACAAGCCATGCAACGTCGTGTATGCTTTTTTGAATTCGCTAATCAATTCGTTGAAAAACCCACAATGTCTCACCACCGCAAGAAAAACCCAGAACTCGTCAATAAATTTCTCACCCGCAAAAGTTATAGAGACCAATTATTTACAATCCTTATTAAGTCAGCCTCAAACCTTTACAAAACAAAGAAATTCACAGAATCCAAATATGTCATTGCTCGTAAGAAAGAATATATTAGTGAAATTGATACGTCTGATAAGTATCTGAGAATGCTCGTTCCTAAAGCAAAAGCGGGCATGACATGTGGTAATTTATTTGATGATTATATTGGTTGGTGTAAGAACGACAACCTTCGATGTGAGTCAAAGGGTGTATTTTCAAAGAAGTTAGCAAGCATGTTTAAACCTCGTGAGAAAAAACTCGGTGGAAATACAGTATATGATGTCGCAATACCAGCGGATGTGGATAATGTGTTCATACAAACTGGAGACGTGGATAATGACGGATTGAAACGCAAACTATTAAAAGCAAATCAAGAGAAAACAGAACTATTCAAACAAAATCACGAATTACTTGAGAAAATAGCACAATTGGAAAACAAAATAGCATCATTAATGACCGGTAAAACCATAACAAAGAAATCAAAAGTTGATGAACTTCTGAAGAAATCAAAAGTTGATGACTTTCTAAGTAAGACGTTTGAAAAACATGTCAAGGCAATTGATAAGTATAATGCAGTAAAGGATGAAGAAGAAAAACAGAATGATGATGATGATGATGATGATGATGATGATGATGATGATGATGATGAACTCACTCCTAAACTTGATTAACTTTTTACTTATTTTATTATATTTTAACATTTTTGTTAATATATATTATATGAAGGCTGCAATAATTGATTTAATGGTCAAGATAGATAAAATGAAATCTACAACTGAGATAAAAGAGGCGCTTGCAAAAATAGTAATTGAACATGATGATATATCAGACAAAGACAACGACATCAAGATAGATGTTAAGGGTAAAGTGTGTTGTATGCCTTCAGTTTGTGCTTCCAACTGTAAGGATTGCGATGTTGATGTCAATACTACAGTTGAGTTAGGCGAAACGCCCCATTCTTGCATCATCATGTAATTTAAATTACTTGGTATAATGTATATATGAACCATAAACAACATGATTTTTCTAATGCAGACATGAAGATTTATGCAGTTAAACCAACTCTAACAACAATGCCACTCAAGCGCCCTATACATCCATCACTACCACGACCGCCAACAAGCTGGATGTTTATATGCGGATCGGGTATGGGTAAAAGCAATCTTATTACAAACTTGATATTTAGAAAAGAGTATTACGCAGATATATTTGATAATATTATTTATATATCACCAACTGTTGAACGTGATAACTCGTCTCAACCTTTCCTTCATGAATCAATGGAAGACATAGTTTCAATAAGGTCAGACCCTCAAAATATGGACAGTATATTACAAGGTTTCATTGAAAACATTGACAGAAACTTTTCAACCACTGATGATGACAAACCAGACCCGCCAGTGTCATTGGTTATTGCTGATGACATAAGCGGGTTTTTAAAGAAGACATCCAGTGTGGTTCATTTGATATCACGTAATAGGCATTATTGGACTACGATGTTCATATCAAATCAAACATTAAAAGATGTTCCAAGAGTTATTAGAACGCTTGTGAAATGTGTGGTGTTTAGCAGATGCACGAACGACATTGAAATTGCATGTATATTGGATGAGTATGCAGGAAACTTCATAGGTGGTCGTGATATGATGATGCAAGTGTGGAACGATGCAACCAAAACGAAGTATAACTTTTTGATGATTAACATGGCTGATGAATCAAATGTTCGTATATTTCAAATTGGGTCTGAAGGCTTCAACGAATACGAAGGGGTTAGTTCATCATTACAACCTAATAATCACACAACATCAACACCAGTAGTAGAAAAACCAACAACAAAAAAGTATGATATAACAAAACAACCGGATTATTTGACTTGCAATGCGTGTAATCAACAATTTAAAACGCATAATGCATACATCAGACATCTTGGAACACTTAAGCATAAAAATAATATTTATTAAGTCGTGTATATATATAATACATGAGTTATCAATCATATCTAAATTCGCTTAAGTTTGGTAATGTAAGTGATGCTATAAATTCATTGAAAGCAAATGAACTCTCAAAACTTGAATTACCTTTTGATATAAAGAAATTAGACCTACAAACGGCAGTAAATAACATTACAAATGCTAAAAACAAAGAAGACAGTAAAGATGGTATTATTGGAAGTGCATTGTCGGGTCTTGGTATGAGTGGTGAAAACTTGGCGCTATTGAAAAACATATACTCAACCGCAAAGGAAAAACTAGGTATAGGAGACTTCAAGGTTGGAGACAAACTAGATGAATTAAAAGACATGATTCAAAATAAGGTGCAAGATGTAGCAGATGGACTACAAAGCAAAGCGCAGTCAGTGGTTGATGACGTTCAAGGACGATTACAATCTGGTATGGAAGATGCTCAAAATACGATACAATCTGGTATTGATGATGCAACAGGTAGAATACAGTCTGGTGTTAATGACTTCTTAGGGGGAACCAATAATAGTGAAATTGAGATGACACAAACAAGTGCATGGCAACCACAGGAATTGCAGGACATGTCTCAGAGAAATACAGTAAGTGATGATGCAGATGGTGAAGTCATGGGACTTGATGCTGACCTTGACTTATCACGACAACCCGCCTTTGCTTCAACATCTAACACGAATGCAGGAACAGAAGCAGGAACAGAAGCAGGCGAGGTAGGAACAGAAGCAGGCGAGGCAGGACTTGAGGCAGGTGAAGAAGTAGGAGAAATTGGCGCTGAGGCTGGATTAGAAGCGGTTGGCGCTGGTTTAGATGCGACTGGTATTCTTGCTCCTATTGGTGTTGCTCTTCAATTGGCTGGTATGGGTGTATCAATATATCAAGCATTCACAGATGGTGCAAGTGATGATGCAGCAACACAAGATGCAAACCTTGCAAATATTGCGCAAGAACAAGAGGACAAACTTAAAACAAGTGTTCAATCTCAAGTATTTGCGGGCTCAAATGTTCTACCGTCATTAAGTTCAACTGGATTGCAAAGCATAACAAGCAGTTTTTTCTAACGCTTAAACAATTAATATAATTTTTTAAATTGCTTGTGTATAGATATATATGCAGAATTTAACCACAAAAAATCAATTCGTTTATAGCGACCGTAAAAACACAAACTATAAGGCTGAAGAAGTAATAAACGTCTTCATTCCACCAACTATGGCAATGGTCAATACGAAAGAGGTCTTTATGGTGTTTGATATACTTTTAGATTCGTCTCAGTATAAAGGTTGTTTATGTCCATCTGCGGGGGCGTATAGTTTGTTTAGAACCATCACAATCATGGATGGAACCGGTTCAACCGTATTGGAAACCCTTGACTCGTATGCTGCATTGCAAAGCCTTAAATACCATATTGAAAAACTTGACTCTACCGAAAATTTATTTCAACTCCATGAGGGAAAACCAAATAAAAACGTATTGCATCAGAACGACTCATCGCTTAACCAATATTGCGACCCTACCAAATCCGAAGATTATTACACTGCTGTTAAAGTATGCTTACCCCTTTATTTATCTGGATTATTGAATCCACGACGAAAGTATATAACACCTGTCGTTGCTCTTCGTGGTCTTCGTATTCAATTTGAACTTCATAGATGGGTTGATATGTTTCAAGCATCACGCGCACCACTTTATAAGTATGATGCGAACGGCGATAATGTATTGACGGGTGAATACGGTGGATATGGTGAAGACCAAGCGTATAGCGTTCATGCAAATGCTTTACAGAATGCTACTCAGATAACTCTAAAGAAGTTTAATGACATCACGAACAATGCTGACCCTGTTAATAGAGTCCTAAGTGATGACGTTGCTGCACCCGCTCATTTGTTTTGTGTTGGTCAGTCTATCATAGTAAAAAATACTCATGGTGATGACATGGAAATGGTAATTCAACAAGTTAGTATAAATGGTGATAGACGTATTGTATTGACTGTTCCTGCCCTTGCTGAAGCCGTTGATGCAAATGCACCACTATACATCAGAACGGACCAAGAATTTACAGGAGGAATAACCATTTCTAACTTTAAAATGAATGTTGGAACCATCGACCCTCCTCAAGAATACTTACAAGAAGTCATGGGGCTTGTTCAGTCTGGTAAGATGAGATTTGACATTACAAGTTATACTTTATTCAATAAAAATATTTCATCTGGTTCTCTTTCTAATGCACTTGTTCTCAATGCAATGAATCAACGCGCAAAGTCGTTGCTTTGTATTCCAATTCTACTTGGAACTGATGCCCTTAAAGATACGTTTCAAAGTGTTGTTCAAGCGGGTAATGAACTTCAATCATATTCTCTGAAGTTATATAACAATGTTATTGTTCCAGACCGCCTTGTTCCACTAACGCCGTATAATGACGGAAATTTCAATGCCATATGCCAACGCGAGCAAATGCTTTCTGCTGGTGCGGCTTCATGGGAAGTAAATAACATCACAGACATGCATAACCATTTCTTCATTGGACGACGTCTTGCGATGCAAGGCTATAGTTATGACACAAAAGGAATGATAGAATTAGATGTCAATTATAAACAGAATGACGCACTTCTCATGCAATGCTTTCTTGTTCATAAGCGCAGTATAAATGTTTCTGATGTGTCTGTCAATGTTTCGTATTAATAAAAGGGTTTAAATAAATAACGAATATTTAGGAATATTGAGGAATGCAACCGAAATATAATAACTCGTGTATATATAAAATTGTATGCTTAGACCCGGAAATAAAAGATTTGTATGTAGGAAGCACAACCAATTTGACAAGACGGAAATGCGACCACAAATCATCTTGCACAAATCCAAGTAATAAAAAATACAACCGATACGTTTATAGATACATGCGTGATAATGGAGGATTTGAGAACTGGCAATTTGTTGTTGTTCGTAGGTATAAGAATATTGAGACCAAAGAACAATTATTAAAAAAAGAGCGCAAGTATATGGAACGATTAAACGCAACATTGAATATACAAGTTCCGACACAAACACGTAAAGAATACTTTTTGAAAAACAGAGAAAAGTTAATAGATTCAATGAAGCAGTATGACGAGATACATAAAGAAGAACTCAAAGCAAAATGGGGTCAGCAAATCGAATGTGAATGTGGTATTACTTACACATTAAGACACAAGAACCGCCACAAAAACACACAGCGACATAAACAATTGATGGGCGAAATATAATTTTTATTTTATTCATATACTTTATTTATTTATTTTATCTTCATAGATAATATAAATGTCAGAATCAAAAGCAAAATTCATTAAAAAACAGCCGTTTGTCATGTTTCCTATAAACAAAAGCACATCCGGTTATAGTTATAAGAATGGCAACGCAACCATCAATATTCAATTCAGTAGAAACGCAACACGAGTTCTATCATCCTCAAGTTTGAGACTATGTGGGCGAATGAGTATCGTTGGTAAGAATGCATCACAAATGCCTGCAAATCACTTTGACATGCCTGGAGCCATGCAAGCAAGTGTAGATACCTATGAACAAGTATGCTATATTGATGACAGAACGGGCGTGAGTTGTCTATTAAATTATGTCCAGTGTGGTGATTTGTTTGGTAGTTCCTATGAAATCATTGACGACTATGCGCGCGGCCAAAGTTCCATTAATAGCGTAACTAATGGATATTATGATATGTGTAGTGGTGCTAATATGAATCTCAGTGCATATGCTAATAACGATGTAATAAGCCGTGAAGTGTCAAGTCCGATTGAGTTCGCAATGCCAGTTCAACTTGGTTATATTCAAAGTAATCCTATTATACCGTTGAACCGTGGATTTTTCATTAAGGCTAACTTGTGCGCTGATGCAATGGCGTTGTATGGTCTTAATGCTGATAAATTCACTGTATCTATTGATAATGTGTATCTCATGGGCGACTACTTTGACCTTGATAAACCGCTCGCTGATTTGGATATGACTTATACAAGCCGTAAGCATCGTAATGGAACACTCAATAGCAATAATGAGTTCTTGAATGTTGATTTAAACCTTGCTCAAGTTCAATCCATTTATCATAACTTTAGCCCTAAAACGTGGAAAGAAAGTTATTCATACAATAGTTTTAGCACATGCCCGCTGTTAGAACAAGACAATACGACTGAAGGGTTTAAAGTAGCACGAATCAAACAATACAACACCAACCGCGGGGCTGTAAGGTTTCCAAATCTTTACCCTGTTGATGAAACGGATATCAACAAAGAACCAAATGGTTTCCAAACACTGAGAAGTCGGTTGTATCTTGACTCCATTTTCCCGTATGTGTATAATCGTCGCTGTCTAATCTCTCCTGTCAGTGAAGGTTTAGCACAAATGGTTGCACCCCCTGATTCTGACCTACGAACGCCTCAGTCTGTTGATTTTGGTTTTAATCAACAATGGCAAAAAGATGCAACAACTGGTAAGTGGAGTAGAACTGGTAAGTATGAATCAGCATCTCATGTATTTGGTATTGGAACAACTTATGATGCTTTGTTTGCCCGTCAGTCAGCAAACTTCCAAAGCGCATCTTATAACTATTCTATTGAATCTGAACTTAATAACACACCACAGAGCATTTTCGTGTATTGCAATGCTGGAACAAGTCTTGAAAAATCGGGAGCAACTGGACAAATGATAGCCATCAGTTAAAAAATATACTGATATAGTCGTATTTTACATTTGATTTAATTTTATTTATATTCTTTGTGAATATATATAAATGAACACCAAAAAATTTCAATTGCTTAACATAACTGACCCAGATGTCGAAACTCGTTCGATGAGAATTGAATCCACAAGCATATATCCACGAACCATTAATGATAGCGCATATGGAGGCGCTTGTTCCATTGTCTTGCCAAACAAAGGATTTATTACTGGTGATGCAAGCATCGTATTACCCGCCGTCGCCTCAGATGGTGGTTATCAATACCCCGTAAATGTTGGTGTGTATGCGCTTATTGCAAGGGCTACAATTTCTTCTGGTGGTAAGGTATGGGATGAAGTAAGCCCCGCAAATGAACTATTATCTATGCTTAACATGACGGTTCATCCTGAACGAAAAATGAATTTAAATAGAGTAATGAATGGTATAAACTATGCTTTTGAAACTTGCAGTGGTTCCAAACTTGATGCTGATGCTGGTAATGCAGAAGTATTAGGCGGTCAGTATCGGTTGGTCGCTGATGAATACAATCTTACATTTGGCGGAAGAATAGGACGAAAGAATCAACCACCATATGCGATGAATGGGAAACAAGCAGTTAAACTGACGACAAGCGCACAAACCACTCCACAATATTCAATTAGACTGATGGATTTATTTCCTGGATTGTTCCTAGATGGGACGTTTTTAATACCTACTGGAAGTTTAACTGAGGAAATCACCATTGATTTAGTTTTTTCAAGGGATGGCGCATTCGCAAATAATGATCGCGCAGTCTTTATGCCTTCTTTATCAACTAAAGCAAAAGACTCCATAGCACAAGTAGCACTTGTTCAGAGAGGCTACACTGGTAATGCTGCTAATAACGAGACTGATGTTGTTTTGACTGAAGGTAAAGGTTCAAGAGTGCTTGTTGATATCGTAGCAGGTTATACGGAAAATATTAGAGTTCTTGATGGCGGTCGTGCATTTACTGCAAACGAAATGGTTGAGTATGATAAAAGTAGTGCTCCACTACTCAATACAAAATTAAATGTCATGGTAGGGAATGAACAATTTAATGCTACAACGTCATATACTAACATCGCAGTGGAAATCGCGGGGGAGGGCTTTGTTGCGAATAATGAATACACATTTACAAACTTGACAGCAGGTGTTGTATATACAATGAAACTTAAAGCAACGCAAGTATCAAATACTGGATCACTCCAACGAGCAGAACCGCTTATTTCTGAGGA